ACTCAAGAACGCGATCGTGTTGGTGGTATGTACGACGACACCAATCACCCACCGTTTTATTCCCGTAACATCGCTGTCGAAGGTGTAGAAGTTCGTGGCGCCCCACGTCTCTGCGTCGTCGGTGTCGCTACGCCACACCCTGTTGACGCCGCTCGACAGATTGCCGGCCCACACGCGGCGGTCCCACCACTCCACCCACTCGACGGTGGTGAAGCGGCTGTCCACGTCCCACACACCCGTATTGCCGCTGGCGGCCCACTTTATGAGCGTGTCGCCGCTGACGCCGTTATGCCCTACCATTGTGCCGCCGGCGTTCGTGAACTTCCATGTCCTGTCGTCGCCAGCCGTTATCGTAGCGCCGTTGGTCCTGTCTGCCGGCGTCCCGGCTATGTCCTCGTAGAACTTGTCGCCGGCTACGGCGAAGGTGGCACTACTGGCGGCGGAGAAGCGGTGTTTCCCTATGGCCGTAACCGTGGCCGCACTGTTGAGCGCGGAAGCATTGACATTGTCACAGCCATTGCGCTTCCGCGCCTCCCCGGCACTACCGACGCGGCAGTTTTCCATAGAGAAAAGGGCGTCGTTGCCAACCTCGTCGGCGGGGCGCGAGTAGTCCACACCCCGCGGCCACGTTCCGTAGGTGATGTCGTCGGTGGCTTCTGTGGCGGGCTTAGCCATTACGGATCGGCCTCGACTTCATAGGAGATCTGGAACGCCTTCGCCCCGCGGCCCATGACGATGCGCTTCGCCGTGCTGATATTGCCGTTGATGAGCAGCGCGGCCTTTATGGCGTCGTCGCGCTTCTTGATCTCTTTAGCGGCGTCGCCGTTCTGTTCTTCATTGTAGAGCGCCGCTGTGTCCCACAGGAGTATCGTCTGAGCAAATTTGGGATACCACACCAGCATTTCCGTGTCGTCGTCGCTGCTGGTGAAGTCGGCGATGGTCTTGTAGTAGCGGTATTTCACGCTCTCCGAAGACGTGTCGGGCGTAGGATAGATGTCGATCTGCCAGTAGCCCGTGGAGGCGCTGATGCCCGTAATGGCTATGATGACGCCTTCACCCGTGTTGTCTTCGTCAGGGTCGAGATCCGTTATCTCTTCCGGGTGGACGACGGTGACGGTCTTGTTGTTGGTGTAGTCCCAGAAGTGCAGCGGATATATCACGTCGCTGGCAAGGGCATAGCCCCTCGTGTTCGCCGTCGTCGTCACCGTGGCCGTCTTGAACATGAAGCGCCATACGGAGAGGTTTTCCAGATTGGTCTTCGCCACGTTGAGGTAGAAGCGGGCGCGATCTTCCTGCGGCGTGCTGGGGTTGTGGATTCCCGCACGCGCCAGGGCCACCTCTATGACGTTGCCGGGCGTCACCGTTACACCATCACCTTTTCGATCATCGCGGCACCCTTGTCGGACCCCATGTCGATGCCCAAGTTGTCGAGGGCCACCGTCTGCGCCTCCACGCCCGCAAGCATCGCGGCACGGTAGTTGCCGTCCACGGCTACGGCCTCATCGACCTGCCTGTCGCCGGTGAGAGGCTTGCGGCCCTTCCACCGCGTGAGCCACACCCGCGAGTTGGGAGCGTCGAGGGCGTCGAGAGCCGCGATGAAGGGCTTGGCTTCTTCCGGCTCCGGCGCCTCGATGCTGATGCGGTGGGTGCGGCCATCGTGGCGTTCCACCTTCACGGGGTCCCAGCGTACGCCCCACTCTACCCCATGCAGCACAACCACATACCCGAACGCCTCCAGCTTCGCTATCAGGGCGCGGTGCTGCTCGCGATCGCGCTCCACCACAAACTCGGGGACGGCGGGGATGAAGTCCTTGCCGTGGCTGGCAGGCCCCACCGTCGTGGCGATACGGGACACATCTTCCTGCGTCTGGATGGCGTTGCCCATGTCCCCGACGGCGAAGTCGGCATTCCGCAGGCGCCGTTCCTTCGGCGTCACCGCCACCACCTGCCGAACAGCGTCGCCGACAGCCTTGCTGATCATGTCTTGCAGGTCGGCCTTCTTGAGCGTCACGGTGCCTGGAGTGACCGTCATCGCGGCCGCCCCGCCGGCCAGACCGACCGTGTTCGCTGCCGCGTGATAGACGCCGGTGTCACTGTCGGAAACGAAAGCCACCCCCGGGGCGGTGGCGCTTCCGTCCGCGAAGAGGGCGGCGACCCGCTCGAAGATTCGCCCGTAGGCGAGCCCAGAGACGAGAGTGAGGACGGCTACGAAGGCCGCCAGCTTCTTAGTGCGGGTACGCATTGTGGCGCTCCGAGGCGAGAAGGCGCGCCCCGCGCGGGC